TTTTGATAGCGTTGAGGCTGTTTTTAAGCTCTGACACTCTGTCGGCGGCGGTCTTTGCATCCCCTCCCATACGCAAGAAAGACCCTGCAATGGCAGTAGCAATAGGTACGATAACACCTAGACCAGAGAACAGGGCAATCATCTTAGTGGATCTTGCCAAGAGAGAGAAGGTGCCGATAAGCTGAGTGGCCTGCTGACCGAAAGCCAACAGGAAACCCGTACCAGACTGAACCTGAACTGCAAGGTCACCAAGCTGTAGACCCGTCTGCTGAAGGATCATACTCTTCTGGTTTAGTTTTTTAGAGACCTGCTGGACTGCCGCGCCCTGTTTTTTAGTAGCTGCCGTTGCTGCATTAGTAGAAGAGACCAGCTTATCTTGAGAAGCAATCGTCTGCTTGATCGCCTTATCTACCTGCTGTGTTCCCTTTGCATACTTCTGTGCGCTTATAAGGCCCTTGTTAAAGGCATCATCTAAAACCTTATAGCCTTTTTCTAGCTGCTGTACTTTTTTAACCTGATCGACAATAGACGTGTTCAGCTTAGTCATGGAAGCCGCAGCTTTATCCGCGTTGGTCCTAATGTTGAGGTCTACGTTATTAGCCATTCATCACCCTCATAAACACGATGTCAACACGTTTTATAACCTCTACTTCTCTAGAAGTTACCGGCATCTCCATCAAGTCCTTCCATGCTTTTATCTCTTGAAATGTTATCGGGTTAGGGCCGCTGAAGCCAGAAGTTCTACTGTTGCTCAACGAAATAAAGGCAGACCAGATATGAGACAAAAGACTTGGAAACGAAGGTCCATCTAGTTCTTTTGGTCTAATCCCGGTCTGCCTTTCTACTTGTTCTAAGTGCTGTTTAGCCGTTGATCCATGCTGATCGTTCTTACTTATAGAGAAAGCATGTTCTGCAAACTCTTCTAGCTGTACGATCAGGGATTCATAAAATCCGCAGTAGTGGTGACTGCCTCCTCAAGCTGAGGTTTTAGCCAAAACAACTCTTCGTAAATTGCCTTAGCTTTCGCAACTGTCAGCTTTGGCTTTGCGCCGTCGTAGGTGATATTCCAAGACTTAGTAGCCTTAGCTAAGATCTCCAGACTAGCTTCTTCCATCTCCTTAGACTTAAACTCAAGCTGCCCGGAGCCTTTAGACGCCTTAATACGCTTGTCGGTTTGCTCATGCAGGACTACCTTATACTCTTTCGAGTGCGTAGCGGCCAGCGTAATCGTCATCTGACTGCCGTCTTTGTTGGTGAGGGGTTCTCCGTTGCCGGGGTGAAGAACTACAACCTCAATCTCGTCGCTCTTAGGCGCAAAATTCTTAAGATCCATTGTCGGGTTTCCTTTGTAAAAGTCGGGTTAGATAATTGGGGCCAGCGCCACCCGACACAGCACCAGCCCCTCCCTTGCGGGAACTTATGACGGACGTGTGATCTTCAGGTTAGTGCCTTCGGTGCTGTCGTAGATAGACACGAAGGACATATTGACGATACGGCTTGCAGGGCCATCTACGCCAACGTCTGCACTGTTGATCTTGACCTTAGGGAAGCTGAAGGTATAGGCATTAGCCCCGGTTGGGTCGTCTACCGACACTTCAATTTCCGTTTCCGTCTCATTCAAAAAGCGGTTGATAAGGGCATCATCTTCAAAGTATGCCGTAAGAGTACCCTCGACCTCTGCACGTCCATATTCTAGGGATGGAGCAGAGTCATCGCCAATTACGAAAGTGGGAGCGTAGGAATTGTTCAGGGTAAAGTCCAGACCAGTCACGATAGCTACAGCAGAAGCTCCGCCTACGTTACCGATGGAAATGTCGCCTGAGTATGAGTCGAAGGGTTGTGCGCCAGAAGCAGCATCCTGAGTTTTCTCAGTAGCGCCAATCGTCATAGTCTTACCAACCATGCTGAAAGTGCTTGTGACCATCTGGTTAGGGGCCATAGAGACTGCCAGACTAGAAACAGTAGTACCAGTGAACAGACGAGCCTGATCAATGTCGGCAGCATAGTCTTCGATAGAGAAGAACTTAGGGGTGGTGCCAACCTTGAGGACGTTAGTTGAGAAGACGTTCAGAAGTGCAGCTTCCAAGAAAGCGTCGTAGTCGCCATCACGTAGATCAACTACAATGTCGCCTGACACCTGACGGTTGCCATGACGGTCAACGCGAGGCATACGGTCTGCTTGAATGTCATTACCTGCGACACGGTCCTTAGTAAGGTTAAGGGAGTGTGTGCTAAACGGTAGGTTTGTAAAGTTGCCAGCAGGTGTCGTACCAAAAGTGCTTTCGGTGATAAACGACAGGCTGGAGCGTGAACCCTGTGCAAAGGCCATGTTGTATTTCTCCTATAGGGAAGTTACTTGTAGATGTACCAGCCGATGTTGACCGGGATAAGATACCAAGGGGCATCAATTAATGAGAGGTCTCTCTCAGCATAGTCAATAGAGACAACGATGGTCTCAGCTTCCCCGTTAGTGTAGGAAATGTCTGTCGTGGCTTCAAACCGCTCTAGCAACTTCTCTACCACACCCTCAGCAGCGCCGGGGCCAGCACCCTCTGGGGAATAGACGTTAAGGGAAAATATACCACGGTACAACTGTTGCGGGTTCGTGCCTCTTACGGCTGGCCTACGTACCGTGGGAATATAGGCCACTTTGATAAAACTTGTTCCTGTCGTAGGCTCATAAGGCACGTTCTCATAAGCAATATCAGGGATGCTTGCGGTGCCAGCCAAGTGAGTTTCTAGGGCAGCGCGGATGTCTTTGTTAATGTCAGCCATACTTGCTCCTCAGCCTCGCAAAAATCTTGTACCCGTTTCGAGGTTTCGGGCCTCTCTCATTGCCGCCATTCTCAACAAACCCAGCGTGACCTGCGTCATTACGTAGGGTATAGGACTTTGTAGTAAACGGGTCTGTAGTCTTCATAACCTGTTTAATATCGCCCATGAGCTGAGATCTGCCAGTCTCTCTATCAGCCGCTGTGCCTGTCTTCTTAGGAAACTTCCAGTTTCTGCCGTCTATACCTCGACCACGAGAAGTAGTGTTGTTAGCCCTAAACGAGAAAGATTTTACGTATGCCCCCGACCAGATTGGAGACATATCAACGGCGTCATCAGCAATTAGGGTGAAGTAGTCTTCTAGCTCCTTTTTACCAAGAGCCTCAGCTTGCTGTTGGACCTTCTCGGACAAACCTGCGTAGCCTTTAGAAGTAAACTGTGGCATACTACTCCCTCACCTGACAGATGTAGCAGACAACTGTAGAGCCTTCGTAGATGGTCTGTACTGAGACTATCCTAACCTCATCACCAACTCCAGAGATCTTGTCACCTTCATCAGGGGCAGGGAGAGCAACACTAGAGGTGTCGAAAGCAGGGAGGATAGCTTTACGATCACCCCTGACGACAAACTCTGCGTTAAGCTCTGAGAGCGTGTAGTCCGCTATGTAGGCTTTTACAGTGTACTCGGTGGTTGTTGTTGCCACAGTGCCTGTAGAGACCGTATAAGCGCCTGTAGCCACCTTCTTGAGCGTCACAGTTTGACCAAGGTCATTAATCAGAGAGAGCGTATCCTTGTTCAGCACTAGCCTTCTCCATAACTGTCCGTGTTAGGCGGGTTCCAGAAGCGATCCCTGCGGAACTCAGGCCCAACCCTGTTGGTGTTGCTTCTGGCAAGCTCAACCTGTGTCTTAGTGATGCCACCAGCAGAAACGCCCAGCCTAGCGCCAACTTTCTTAGCCTGATAGTCTAGCTTGTCGGCAAGAGCTTTGTAATGCTCATAGAGGTCGCTGTAGTCTGCCTTTATCTGTCCATCAACCTCGATGTTGACCTTGCTGGCATACTGAGAAGCAATGCTCCTAGCGACGTAAGCAGAGGCAGTATAAACATCGTCTGCGGTCTGTGACAGAGAGAAGGTGATTTCTTCGTTCTGAACCTGCTGGTTGTTTGTATCCGTGTCACCTACTAGGAAACGAACCGTGTTGAGGCGACCTGAAGCAGTGGTCGTATTTAAATCTGTAGGGTCATATGACCAAGCCATCTCAGGTCTCCTGTTTATTACTCTCCAAGAATGTTATCTCGGAGCTGGTAGAACTTGTCTGTGATCCAAGGGTTCTTCCTAAGGAAGGATCGAATTAGGCCTCGCTGCTTTTCGTCAATCTTAGACTGTCGGCACCGCTTCTCTTTGAACTCTTCGGTGTTAGCAGCACGAGACTTAACCTCGTCATTCAACAGACCTACTAGAGAGTAAAGTTGCCCGGAGTTCATTTCACTCAGACGGGTACCTGACTTACTCTCTTTCTCTAAATCTTTGTTGTGGTATAAGAAACCTGACATGTAGAGCATGAAGACCTTGTACTGATCTAAATCTCGCTCTTGCCAGTTAAACAATTCTCCCCTTGTCCAGTTCTTATCACTAGCTTGAAGGGGGTTCTTTACGAATACGGGCCAGTCTACCTGAAACCCAAGATACGTAGGGTGCATGACAACTCCAATGGTTTTGTTAGGTTCTTTTATGGTTGGGTGAACCCCAAGGATAACCAAGGGGTCCACCTTTTGTAGTGGGGGTCTTAAGCGACGCAGGCTTCGAAGAAGTAACCCATTTCA